GTGTAGATTACCATTTTCATTTTCACCATCAATAAACACTTCACCACGCTTGAATGCATCAGTTTGATCTGAACTAAACCCTTCAACAAACATTGTAGTGTCACCTGGTGTTATTGGTGATAAAAGTCTTGGCTCTGTGTTACTACTAGCACTTTCAAAGTCTTTCCATAGTATGCTAACACCGTCTTTGTTTTGTAGCTTGAATAAGAATGGTGTACTTTGTCCGTGTGCCGCTTGTGCAATTGCGTGGAACTTTTGAAAGTCTTCTGCACTCATTGGTGGATATTCTACTTCAAGTCTCCACTTTGTATGTCCTACACTTCTTGTATACTTGATACCACTTTGGCTATTGTTAACTAATGTAGGTGAGTTATAGTTAATAACTGCACTCTGTGGTGTTACATGATCTGGCCAAACTTTTTCTGGTGTAGTAGCTCCATCACTTGTCCATTCATCATCTGTATCCCATACATCTTCTTGTTCTGCTGGTGTAAGTGCTGGTGGTGTGTATGTATCTGCTAATGTATTGATCTGTAACATCTTTTGCCCAGTTGTAATTCTACCTGTGCTACCTAAACTAACTCCGTTGAGATAACCTTCTGTGCTTTGACTCACAGTCAACGCTGGCTTTGTTCCAGTTGTGAAATCATCTGTAACATATGAATCTATGTCATAAAAGTTATCACTTACTGTTGCACCATTTACATATGTACTAGCACCTGTGCGTTGTTGATATGTTTGATTACCTGGAAAGTAAATGTGTGGATTATCACCTTTGTGATTGTGTGTTCCTGTTAGTGCAATATTACCTGTAGTACTATCTGTAATATTAGCACCAACTGTGGCAGTAGTTCCTGCTACATCTTTCATTGTTAAATAGCGTACTTTGTCTGATATAAAGTAGATATCTTCATTAGCACCAGTTAGATTTGAAGTTTGAAAATAATTAGTAAATGCATGTGTATTTACTGTAAAGATTGTATCTTGATTAGTTAGTGCACCTGCTAGTTGATTACTGGTTAGCGTTAAGTGTGTTGACCAATCAATAGCTGTTGGGTTAGATGTAGTACCACCTGTAGCAGGACATATAGCAAATGTTTTAGTTGTACTGCTAGATGTGAGTAATTTCATTGCACCATTAAATCCACCACCTAAAACTGACCAAGCAAGAGTTCCTGTGCGTATTTTATCAAAATATGTATCATTGTTGGTTGTAGTAAATACACTTTGACTTGGACCACCGGGTCCTGGATAGAAACTTGAAAGAGACACTGCACTAGAACCAGGAAGTTTGTAATCATTAAAGAATGGTAATCCATTTTTACCTGGACGCTCAGCTGTGAATATATCTAGACTTCCACTGTTAAAAGGACCGTATTGCCAATTTGAGCCATAGCTTCCTGTAGTCTCTGGGGCCCATTGACTTCTTACTAGATCAAACTGGTAAGCGTTGTATCTGTTATTTGCAAAATTTGGATGAGAGCCTTGAGATTCTGTTGGAAGTTGTGAACCACTTGAAAGTTTTCCATAATCTACATCCCATATTCTTGCATCAAAAATTGTACATGTAAATTTTGTTAGTACACCACTAAGCGCTGTTTTTGCTGTTGGAATTAATATTACTGGAATACCTGCATCACCATCATTCCATACTACTTCAGCCCAAGCACCTCCTTCAGTGTTAGTACCATCCCAAAGGTCAGTTAATTCTTGCCAAATAGCTGGAGTAGGTGGTGTGTAACTTGTGTATTGACCATTATGAAATGTTAGTTCAAGTTCTATTGGATGCATGTCAGTTGTACTGTTTGGATTCCATATTACTTCTGTTTTCATATAACTTTGAAAGTTATTAGTGTCTTCTGTTGTACTCATTGCGTCCGTATTAGTAAGAACACCCCATGGTGTATTGCCATTTGAGGTTTTAGCCAATTGCGGGGTTACTTGAGTTCTACTAGTATATACACTATTGACCTTCCAGTCTTTGCCATCAGCGGTTATTTTGTTGGAACTAGTAGAGCTACTTAAAACCCATTCATTTCTGTTAATATTCCACATTATGGCGTTGTTGTTTTGTTGCCCACCGTCAGTGTCTGAAAGCTCATCATAATTTGCTTGAATTCTTGGTATTGGCCTGTTGTCTCCGTAAGTAATATTTCCAGAACTAGTCCCAACATCTTTTGGTAATAAGTTAACCTGAACTGTAGTAGATCCCACATCATAGTATTGTGGTTCAACATAATAACCATAATCTGGATATGTTAAAGAAGTATCCGTCATTCCCCAATGATACATTGTAGTGTGAAATGCTGTGTTTGCATCAACACTAGTATCACCTGTTGAATCTGGCGTAAATAAATCATTATGGTCAAGACCTGGTAAATCATCAAACCAATAATCACCTCCACTGTTGTAATTATTTTTCTCAAGTGCGTACATTAAGTTACCAGCTGGGTTTGCAGCTACTTTGTAATTAATTGTATTACCGCTAACAACATAATCAAGAGCCTGGTCATTAACTCCAAAATTAGTATAATTTATATCAGCTGTATCTTCATTTAGGAAATCATCTACTGTTAAACCTGCGCCGCCTCCAGCTTGTTGATATAAATCAAAATTATTACCAGTGTTATGTCTAACAAAAAATTGTCCCATACTAGCTAATCTATCTTGTGCTAGGTTACTACCACCTGTAGTATCAAAAGTTATATTAGCAAAATCAAATGCTGCTCCTAGTCCTGTTAGCGTTACATGAACTAAACTAGTTAATGGTGTTGAGGTATGATAGTCAATGCTTGGCACTGCTTGGCCAGTAATTATACTAAAATATTTTAATGGATCTTGTAATGCACTATCATAGTATAAATCTACTGTAGTGCTATCAATAACATCAGCATAATAGTTGAGATTGTTTTGATCAGCTAGTGTTCCATCAAATCCAGTTAGTAATACTTGATCACCATCAACAAAATCATCACTGTTTGTTACTGTGAGTCTTACGGCAGGACTTGCATCAGTGTCACTAGAACTTATATCTGTGTTAATTAGTACACTGTCAAGTGTAACCAGAGGTTGATTATAATAACTGTATATCATAATGTTCTCTAGTCCATTTTCAGTTTGTACACCTTTGTGGAATTTACCTGTTGCTGTAATAAGATCACTTACACTATCTACTGGTGCTGTTTGTCCTGTAGCCCAAGCCTTGTATGTTCCGTCTTTTAGGTCTAAAATTCTTTTGTAATATCCTGTTTCACTTCCACCTGTGGTTGAACCATACCATGTTGGATTAATGTAACCTGTGCTTGGATTGTTTGGATATGTGTAAATGTTTATCATTAATAAATCCCCTGTTTGCCGCGTCTATTGTAAGCACCTTGTATAATGCCTTCAATTTGCTTTTTGTTCTTTAACAGGAATTCAGTTCCTGTTTGTGTGTCAATTGCTTGTATAGTTATATTTACCGCAGGTTTACTGCCACCAATTTCATCCATTGGTGTAATTGTTGCTGGACCACTTATAACCTCAGGTCCAGCCTCCCCAGCAATGCCAAATTTTCCTGCGCCTAGTGTACCACCATCTGCAAAGAAGCCGCCAAATAAACTACTACCAATTGAACCTAATCCCAATGGCATAGCAGGCATGGCACTGCCACCGCCAAACAGTCCACCAAAGAAGTCACCAATGAATCCAAAGTTACCAATGCCGTCTTTACCACCACCACTAAATAAGTTGCCAAACATACTGCCTATTTTGTTAGTACCGCTTAGTGAGTCTTGTATTAAAGTGCTTAGTGTTGACTTCCATAATCCTGCAAAGCTATCAAAGTTTAAGTTACCATTTGCTAATCCATCTGCTAATATTTTGTTAAAGTCATTGCTGAATCCAGTAACAAAGTCAGTTGTTGCATTTCCGCTTTTGTCCATTGTGTCTTCAACAACTGTATTAGTGTTTTTGAAGTTTTTGGTTACACCATCATGCATTTGCTTTGTTTTAGCTATTGTACCAGTTTTCATTTTCTCATACCAGCCTAAAACTGCTTGAACTAGATCTGGAACAAATGAGTTTTCATATACTTCTTCATTTGTTTTACCAAACCAACTTGTAACACCTGTCCACATGTCTTTGGCTTTTTCTACTGCACCGTCTTTCATTTCAGTAAATCCACCAAGCACTGCGTCTTTCATTTCTTTGACTTTTTCTGGAACTGCTAATAATTTGTCAATTAATTTTTGTACAAATACTACAACTTTATCAATTGCTTCACCGGCTATTTCAAAGCCTTCTTTTAGCATTGGTATTGAAGCTTCTACTAGAGGTGCAATTGCTTCCGCAACCTTTCCTAGTATTTCAAATACCTTGCTTAGTATTGGCCAAACAATGTCTGTTAGTATTGTGCCAAGTAATTCAAATACAGGTGTTAGGTTATCTAATGCACCTTTAACACTTGCAATGATATCTGGCAACTTCTCCATAATATCTTCTGTAAATTTAACCAACATTGGAAGCAATGGTGTAATAGCATCAGTCATCATCTGACCCAAGCCTTCTTTTAATCTACCAATGTTATCATTAAACTTTTCTGCATTCTCTGCCGCACTAACATCTACAATGTTTGAGTTTTTAGCAACATCACTAAGTGTTGCTTCTAGGTCTTCTGCAGTTGTGTTTAGACTTGCAAATTGTTGTTGAATTAATGGACCTGCACGCCCACCAACAACTTTAGCAAATTCTTCTGTTGTAATTGTACCTTCATTTAAGGCATTCATCATTGCTTTAAGTAGTTCTGGACCACTAGCAATCTCACCATTTGCATCTTTGATACTGTCACCTAGTTTGTCTGTGATAGCCGCAAATGACTTTTGTCCTTCTGTACCTGCTTTTAATCTTGTTGTTGTTTGAAGCATAGCCCTGTCAAATGTAGCAGCGTCAATGCCTGCTTCACCCATGGCTTTTTGCATTACTTGGAAACCTTGGAATGCTTCATTACTTGCTGCGGCGCCTGCCGCTCTTGCACTTTTGGCCAAGTTATCCATACTATCAATTGTATCTTGTATCTTGCCCGCTACTGCCATTGCACCCATTGCCACGGCTGCAATTCCTATGGCTGCCTTAAACTTACCTGCACTAGCTGTTAAACCCGCTAAACCTTTGTCTGTGTCCTTGATGCCTTTTTTAGCACTGCTGGCGTCAGCTGTAATTGTAATATTATGATTGGTAGCCATAGTTATTATTTCCTTTTATTTTGTTGTTTAGCAACATAGTCAAAGTATTTAACCCATGACTCCATTTCTAAACTGGTGACATTGTTCATCACCCAATGCACTGTATGACCTAAAGTTTCTGCTATCTTAAAGATAAACAGTAAGTCTAGATCTTCAGTTAGTTTCCCAATGCTTCCTTTGCCGCTGTCTTAGCCTCATTCATTTCCGCTACAACACGGATAATAATTTCTGGATCAACTTCACGCATGAAAACAATCTTGTCTGCTGGTGCAAACATTCTTTTTCCATCTTCAAGTAACGCTTTATTCAATAGCGTTTCTACTAGAGCTTCAACCATGTGTCCTTTAGCGTGTAGTTCAATAATCTTTTGTTCTACTGCAAAGCTAGTTGCTGCCTTAAAATAAATTGTTGCGTTCCACTCTGGAACTTCTATCTTCATCATTTCTTGTGCTAGGGCACTCTTAAAGTGACCTCTTGCATTGTTTAATACTGATTGTTTTTCTTTACTCATTTTATGGTTTCCTTGTTTTGTTTATTGCTGGTTTTACAATGGCTTTTGCTTGTCTGCTGTATCCCTTGTCTAACCTTTCAATGTACTCTATGTTATTTCTTATAACAATCTTCTTGCCACCTTGTTCAATAACTTTGCCCATCTTCTCAACATTCTTCCAACCACGCTGTGCTTGTCCGGTGTCTATAGGGGTTAATGTAACTAGTTTGGTGAATAATCTTTCTTGGTATTCATTATAATCACGGGCTATTTCTTTCAATAGCTTTTTACCTGCTTTTGTAGAAATGCCCATGACTCTAATTTACCTTACGGTGTCAAATCTGTAGCTAATTGACCAGTACCACTAAAGCTCAAACTTACTGTTTGAACATCACCTAGTGACGCTGAATTTTCAATAGCTGTAACTACTGCATTACCTGAAAAACTCATACCAGACTGACTAGCATCTGGGTAAAAGATTAATGCAACAGTAGTACCTACTGTAACTTCATTAGCTGCCTGAGTTGCACTTGAATCCATGAAGTTGGCGTCTGCTGAGCCTTCCCATGATAACAATCCAGATTTGTGTTCTTTCCAAGTTGAGCCCATAGCCGCACACTCCAGTACCTCAGCACTTTGTGATACACTCCATGAAGTCAAACTTGCAATGTTGGTGCCATCAACTGATAAAGCACCGTCTTTTCCTGCATAACATGACATAAATATTTCTCCTAATTATGTATTATTTAATTGATAACAATATTCAGTGGTGAATATCATCCTACAACTTGCAAAAGGGGCACTTTCACCAGTTGCTACAGTCTCTACTCTTGAGAGCCTAATATCTTCTACAGTTGAATCTAAAGTTCTGTCAGCCATTAGTGTATTTTCAATTGACTCCACAGCAATATTACGCTGTGTGTCTCTTTGTCTTCCACCAATAATTAACACTACTGCAATTTCCATACTGCCCATACGCATCAACCCAGTTGTTCCCATTGTCATAGTAATATCTTCAATGTCTTCATCTGTGGTTTCAATGTATACGGCTGGAAAGGCAGTCTTGGCTAGTTCATTGGGATCAATTGGATCCCTTTCAACTTTACCTAGTTTTACACTGCGTTGAGCCTTTAACAACTCAACTACTTTTACTAGTATATCTTCTCTGCGTGCCATTATCTATACAACCTAGTTTGACTTACTTGTTTGACATCAGTTGATGGATCAATTGAACCATCTCCTTCAAAGTCATACTTGATACCTATTCCAAATTGTATTTCCCATTCTTCATTGTAGCGTTCTTTGTAAAACTCTAACTGTTCTCTGAATGGATCACCCTCTGGTCTAAATGTACTAAGTCTTGGTA